GGGCAGAGGGGATGCACTGCCAAAAGGCCCGACAATCCGCGTTAGCGGCGTCATGGACAATTGTGCCCCTCCAGGTGGAGTTATACCACCGTACCCAACAATTTACGAGGTTGGGACCCAACGGAGTTTTAGGTTCACTGCTCCGTACAGTGCAGTTCGCTCTAAATGCTTTGGATCATCCGTACTTTGAAAATCAAAGTCCAGTTTAGACAAAGCCTCCAGAGTGAGCCCGAGAAGAGGACGCTTTTGATGGCGTTCTAACTTGAGCAAACTCTTTTGTAGAGCAGCGTATCCATCCAGCTCATCTGTGCGATAAACTGCAGATGGGATCCACGCCCTTACTTCAGGACGATGGAGTTTAGAATTAAATCGAATTTTCGATTTTATTCCCCCAAAACGATAGATACGTCCAAGCCCCGAACAAGTTTCCGAGATCTCTGGATAATATCCCAGGATCCCAGCACATATCGAATGCATGTACTCAGCCGTTCGGACATATCCCTTCTTAAAGAAGAGATTTGCCGTTGCGGACCAGGAAATAATGCTCGAAACTTGCTGCTTGTTCTCAGGACGCGGCTGTCTGATGTAAACTGGTGTTACCAATTTACCAGCGAAAGCGTCTACCCCGCAGGACTCTCGAAAGCTTCCGCTTGTAAAAGTCTTTGCAGAGTTTACCTTGCAATTGTACTTTTGCAGGTATTCGAGAACAATGCCTGCCTGGTTTGTGGGAACGATTATATCGTCACCATAAACGTAGACACTCCTAGAAACGATATAACAGTTTCGAGGAGTGCATGGGAGATTCTGCGATCTAAGCAGAGCCGCTACACAGATAGTGTAGAAGTACATCGACTCTACCGGAAAGCAGAGAGCAGAACCCATAGAAGCGAATTTACGTAGAGGGCCTATAATACGGCCATCTGGCAAAACCGCCTTCTTCGATCGACATGCCTCCACCAATCCAGAAAATTCTGGATAGGCCGAGAACATTTCCATAGCAAGATCACATGGAACACGATCACTCGCTTCTGAAAGATCAATCGTTGCAAATTGACCGTCAAAGGACGAAGTCAAAGCAATCTTCTGATTGACGGATTGGTCACGGAAATTTACGTGACCACCGGCAATACGGGAACCTTCGATAACGTCATAAAGAACGGATCGAATCGCTTGTTGTGCATATTGCATACAAACTGGTTCAATTGCAATGATACGGGGTCCTTTCAGAGTTTTCGGAACGGGAGTAACCCTTACGGGTAATTCCTCATCCTCTGATATAAACGAAACTCCCTTGAATTCCTTTGATTCGACTGCGGATGTTAAATACGCATAATCGAAGAAAGGGAAGTAATTATCAAGGCGTTCATACCAGGACTGCCAAGAATATTTCGAATTACCTGAAATACGCTCAGCGGTGGCGCCGGGACCGTGCCTAGGTAACAATTCGCTATAACGTAAGTTATATACGATATTGTCCCAAAGCACAGAAGATACTGATTTAAATTCATCGGTAACTTCTTTCGGCGTTGAAAGCTCTTGAAAGGATCGCTCAATAGCGATGAAACTTTCGATTGCCGCGTGCTCCCTCTCGGGAGTACACGGCAGCTGTACCTTGTTGAAGCAAAGGCATATCTGCCGAATAGCATCAACATAGGGGGCAGTATCGAGAGTAGAAACATTTTCATCGTTGATTCTCCCATTCTCACGACTGAACAACTGACCGACAACTCCTTGCAAAAATGCAGGGACTTGTCCGTTAAAAGGAAAACCCCTAAACAGGGTAGACCTAAACGATGGGTCAATATAACCTAATGCAAGGCATCTTTCGATTGCCTTACAAAAGGAAGGAAGGGTAATCGTCAAAAACGATAAACCCTCGTGTTCAGTCCGTGATCTTATAGTTATTAGATCACGTAAATCAGAGACATCAGCAGAGCACCTGGTGGTAGCATCTCTATAGATGATACTCACCAACTCCAGGTAGTCACTTACGTTGCTTTTCACAGGGACCTCCAAAATAGGGGGCAACCTGTCAAGCCTCATGGTATCTACCTTCTGATGCAGTAATAAGCATCACGCATGTGACACCCCGCAAAAGGTAACCTTAAAGGTCGATTACCCTGATCAACATTATGTAGCCGTGTTAAAGGACAGACATAACGTCCGTTGCACGCTTCTGGTGTTCTTCAGACATCGCCTGGAGAGAACCAGCAACGGCCATATGACCGTTTGCTACCTCTTCGGTAGTCTTAGCAAAGTACAACGATAAAGAATCAGCAATGACAGCTGCAAGGTGTAATCGCGCTTTAGGCGCGAAAGGCCTAGCGATGTTTAAACCCGCTGAGACCAGTTGCAGAGCCATGAGAGCCTTTGAGGCTCTATCGGTTTGCAGCGAAGAATGTACGGTGTCAAGAGTCATAATTAAGACTCCTGTGCATACATCTTCTTAATGCCAGCATTAGTCGAAGCAGTCAACATGCCAAAAAGGCATGAGGTCTGATCGACCACGTCGGTCTCGGAAAACCCCGTAAGGGGACGATCCCAGACGATATACACGGCACCATTAGTATCAAGGATGCTATTGGCGTCGGTATCGATGTTTCTGTCAAGCCTTGCCATCGATCTCACCCGATTTTTAGAGGTGAGATGGGAAAGTGTCATGACAAGAGAACCATCCGATTTTCTATAAATGGATTTAGTTCCATTTGTAGAAATACGTGGTAATGTCTGAGCAACAGTTGCGTATGTCACATTTGCGATAGGATCGGCAAATGCCATGTGGTTGACCTCCTAAGAGTAAAAGGGAGTGAAATCACTCTGGCGCACCAGATTCCCAACCTGGTAACGCTGATCAAAGAGAGTGAGTGTAATATCCAAGCAATTTTGGGAAAACTATTTCGAGAACTTAACGTTTCCCGAAAGCCCAAGAGCTGCAAGGATAGACCATTGAGTGGCAGATAAATCGCCACCAAGGACAAAACCATAAGGACTAAATCCACTCTGTCTTTGTTTCACATCGATAAAACGAGAGGTGGTCAAAGATGTTGCACCTTGATGGAAGAAATACGTATGAAAACTCGTAATCTTCCTCAAATGATGGTGCATCAAGTAGAGATATTTAGTCACCATACCGTCGATAGTTTGTGCATCGTTGGCTTCGATTATTCGACCAACGTTGCTAAACCAATCAACGGCCCATGACCAAGGTATTGCCTTCCAAACATGATACGGAGTCAACCGAAGGCCGGAAGCCGTCAAATGACGGTTTACGGCAGCAACCGTAGTCCCATAATAGGGCAGGTTGATGTCGAACTCCGGTCGATAGTACTTGAATGCGCCTTCGGCCCAGCAGAGAATGGTCTCCTCAGACCAGACTTCGCAAATGCCGTTGCACAAATTCCCGTCTATCGACCTCACTTCGCACAATTGAGAAAGTTGAGGTTCACACCCTGCGGTGTAAACCTTTCCTAACTTTGTGCGCGTGGTAACATTAGCGAGAGTCCCTTTCCTCTTTACCCAAGCATTATTACCATGAGTAATATCTTCAAGGTATTGCTTGGAAAACAAAAGATAATCAGCCATTGCTGATATATCTTTGCAAAAGGGGATCCATCCAAATTGGACGTTGAGATAGTCTCCTGCTACCCTACTGGGCATCAGGATGTTTTCTTTAGCATACTTAATCCCTACTTCTTGGACGAAAGCGTCCTTAAAGAAGCGGGCAGTCTGCTGAAGCATGCCAGGAATGTCCTTAAATTCATATAGGGCATTCAAGGCAGATACTTTCTCTACTTTGGGCATTATAGAAGTAAATGCCCGGGACTCTAGTCCACTTGTATCGGTCACGAACGAATTAGATTTCAGATTCGGCGACCCCCCCTGCTGATAAACAGTAGGAGAGATCGGATCTAGAAAATTAATTGGGTTATAACCTAACCCACCAGTATACACTGTCTTCTGATTACCGAAAACAGATGTAATGGTCGATGTCGCTTGAGGCGACAGTGACGACGAACTCACCTTAATCGAGGCAAAATCCCCTCCGGTTCGAAAAGCGCGAGACCCGCGTCGTCCTCTAATAGAGGATTTAGCGTTATTATGGTCCCAACACTTTTCAAATAACCCGGAAGGGCCGGCTCCAGTTAAGAACACATTGTTCGAAGACTGGAGAACGCCCGAGGAGTACGTTTTTAAGGTACCCACCGGCTTGGTTGTTGCGTTCTTAATCGACCCAACGGCCGAAAACCGTTCTCGATATCGGGAAAATGTGGACATAGGCAATAGCTCCTAAGCAAGTAAAAACATAAGTTAATCAAGGAACTTCCTTGACTTGCAAATGAAATGGTTTTGTAAGTGCTCTTTGCTGAACACTCAGACGGGCCCGAAGGCCC